GGGGAATGTAAGGTCTACATAACCTGCTGGGTAGTAAGGAACCTCCATAACGTCAACGCCCAAGACGCGAGTGGTGCGAGCACCACCGAATGTCTGGCCGACGCCATCAAGGTAGTTCTGACGGTTGGCCTGTGTGCTACCTGGAACCTGTCCAGAAATAGCTTCAGCAACTGCGTCAGCGAGAGTACCGTTGTTCTTTACAATGCCCTGGAATGCATCGGTACCTGCGTAGAACTTAAGGTTGTTCTTAAGTGCGCGGTACTTGCGGGGCATAGCAAGAATAACGTCCTGCATTACGGCTGGAGTCCACTCGTTGTCAGCAACTGTTACAACAGACTCGTGTGCACCACCAGAGGTAGCTTTGTTAACAAAGCCATCCATGATGCTGAGGAAGTTGCCAGTTGTACCGTCACCGTTAATAGCTAGATCCTCGATGTCATTTGCAAATGCATTTGTCATCAAACGAACTAGGTGATCTTCTAGAGCAGAGCCCTCGATGTTGTCTTCGAGTGCTTCAGCTGAGACCTCCCAGTCGAGACGAATCTTCTTAGTGGTTAGTTCAACCTTTGAGAAGGTGGCACCAGTGTTTGTGTAGTCACCAATACCTTGTGAAGCTGCACGAATAACGCGCTCTCCAACATTTACCTTCTCGAGTTCCATTGTGTTGGCTCGCATTGTTACGCGACGACCATCCTTGGCGAGAACAGTGCCATCCCACACGTAGTCGATAAAACGACGTGCTTGCTCGGGACGGAGAATACCGCTGGCTGCATCACCCGAAGGGCTTACTGCGTTTGGACCAGAAGTTACACCGAACTCGGCGGTAGGAATGTTACCAAGTGTGTCAGCACCAGGGTTGGTTACTCCTCCAATGCCACCAGATGCGAATGCACCTTGTGCTTGAAAGTTTCCAGGATTTGGATCACCCAAAGCTCCTACCCCATCGCTGGGCTGGTTTTTCTTGATTTCTTCCGACATTTGTCACCTCCTAAGTGATTTTACTTATTTAAATAAGTCGGCAGTTTTGAGGAAACGACCGCCCCATAGGGATTTTTGAACCATTTCTGGCTCATCCTGCACGATCTCGCCTAGATCGCCAGACTTGCGGAAAGCTGTGTCGTGCTCTACAGCATCGACTCTCTTTCCAAACTCATCAAACTGGCCCTTTGTTTCTGAAATTTCCTGCTTGGCTGCAGCAACTTCCTCGGATACGCCAGTAATTGACTTTTTCAATGCATCTACCTCGGCATGTAGTGCCTTAACAGTATCTGCAAGATCGCTAAAGGCTGATGTGATAGTGTCTTTGATGTCGGCAACTGCGTCAACAGCTACGTCGTCGGACTTAGACACCTCAGCAGCTTCTTCGATAACCTCGTCTGCCTTTTCGACATCCTCGGCTTCAGTGGTTTCAGCCTTCTCGACCTCAACCTCTGCTTCAGCATCGTCTGCTTTTTCAACGTCGGCTTCTACGGCCTCTGTCTCCTCAGCAACCTCAACGCTTTCAGCTGCGGCATCTGCCTCTGGAGCGACCTCATCTGATTTTTCTACAACCTCTTCGAGGTTTGTTGTTTCATCAGTCATAGGACTTACCTCCTTTGTTATCTCAGTGTTAATGCCTTTAGCACTATCAACCAAGAATTTTATCATGTCCTGTTTGGTATCGTCGGTCTTCTCAACGAAACCAATGTTGGTCATTTCGTTTCCAGATGTGGGGCTGACTTCAGCGTCCCTTTCTGAAAGCATGACCAATCCAGTTTCTTTATCCCAAAATACATTTTCGAGAACTACATCAACGCCCTCACCTTTAAGAACGTCTACGCCATCAACCTTTTCAACAGAAAGGATGCTGGCAAATTGATTTGCGGGGGAATCAACAAGAGAAAGCTCTACAAGATCGTAGTCTTTAATGACACGGATCTTGGAGTCCATCTTCTCGTCGTAAGCGTCGTCCCAATCATTCATTCTACCGCCAATAGAAAAACCAGAAAGAGTGCCATCTAGAACCTTTTCCCAAGTGTCCTGAGCACCCTTAGATACGTATGCTGAGACGTATACGCCGCTATAAAACTTCTTTGACTCTGGGTCAAAGTACTTGTCCTCTTTAAAGTTAACCATTTTACCTACTGCTGTAGGCTGGTGCATTTCACGAATGTTCCCACGGAACTTTTCGAATGCCTTAAGTGAGGCCTCCTGAGTAACAATGTCATTTTGCTTATCGACATTGTCCAGCGTGGCAAACCCAGAGACGATACGCCTCTCTTCATCTACTTTACTGAACGGCATAGAGAGGCGAACGCTGTCGCCTTCTGTATCCCAGTGCGCTTTAAACATAGTCATACTACCCTAATTATAACACCTTTTTTACAATCTTTATAAAATTGTAACTATTGTGAAGATCTACCTTCACCTTGTGCATTTCTGCCAGAAACAGTTGAGGGACTATCTGATTGATTATTGGATCTTTCAGCATCTCTTTCTCTGTTACCAGCTAGATTTGCACGAGCATCTGTGGCTTGCCTTGAAGTCATTTCAAATGGAGAGTCTCCATCCTGTCTTTGTGGCAAACCCAAAATCTCTCTCGCTTCATTAGGAACCATGATCTGGTTCTTGACATAACGCTCTAGAATTTGAGACTGTGCAATCTCATCTGTAAGAGTTAACTCGTTAAACTTAAACTCAAGGATGTCTGTCTTTTCTTTAACTACCTTGTTGATAATTTTCTCAATACTCTTTTGTGCTGGACGAGCAACCTGCTCTTTAAATGTACGGTCCTGTGCAAGAGCAGCAGCGATGTTAGAAGAATCCGAACCACCAATTTTTGAAAGTGGAACCTGGTGAGCCATCAAAACATTGTCTCTGTTTTGTTTGGTGTATTCACGGAAAGACGCTTCCTGAATACCGTTCTCGATTGGCTCCATCTTAAACTCAACCTTGTTGCTATCAGAGTCTCCAGGAAGAGGAATGTACAGCGTTCTGTGAGACTGACCCTTAAGGTTGGTCTGCAAGAATCTAAACATCTTGTCTTCTGCATCAGCAGAAAGCTTTGCTCCCTTTAGGGTAACCACATATCTTGGGACTGCCTTATTGCTAAAGTAATCAATGTTGTATTGTGAAGCTAGCTGGTCCCCGTGTACAGAGGTGATCGCAGACATGATGTCTGGAATACCGTAAAAAGTGTTAAGTGGTGAGTATTCTTTAAAGTGAATAATTTCGTTTGGTCTTGCATCTGTTGTAATAGGATTCCTGTTTGTTGCACCAAAATTTCTAAAGTATACAACCTTCTGTCCAATTATCTGTACGTACCCGTCACGCAGTCTGCGCACGCGCATTGTAGTCGATGGGATGTGACCAATGTACCCAATTTCTCCCTTAGTTGTTCTTCCAATTTCTAAGTATCCATTTCCCGTTGCCTGAACGTCAGTGTAGAATTTCATCATAGTGTTCGTAAAAGAATCGTCGTCATTAAGATTTTCGATCCAGTCACGCAATTCAATCTTTGCTCTTTCAATTCTATTACGTGCACGCTCAACAGCTTGACGATCACTGTTTGCTTCTAGTCTTAGCATTGTTCGTCTAGATACCTCGAAGTCATAACCTAGACCAACAATGTTTTCTACCTTAGCATCGATAGCTGCGTGGTTAGCAAAAGAGGTGTCGTAATAGTTTGCAAGTTCATAAAGGTTCCAAGGAGGAGTGATAACATCAAACATTCCGTACCCGTTTCTGAAAACGGTGCCAGGATTAATCTCTTTAGATCTTGCCCCATCCTGACCAGAAGAGGTAGCCATTGCGCTATTTAGATAAGCCTCGGTAGGCTCTGCATTTTTTGCAATTCTCGTGGCACGACGCTTAAAGTTTGTGTCAAGTCCGTTGAATCCTTTAATGTTGTCCCAAGACTTAGAGAAAGGGTCTTGCCTCTTAAAGATATCATCGTCTTTTTCAATATCGTCAATGCGGGCACCGACTGTCCATTCCTGTGTCATTATCCTTCATCTCCATATGTTTTGAGAGTTTGTTTTGCTGCAATTACTGCACCAAGATCATTCATATTAGGAATAAGCCCCTGACCCATACGGTCTACCTGCTCGCTGTGTTCCTCTTCAGAAATCTTTTTAGCATTGGCATAAAACTCTGCCTTGCCCTCTGGCTGTCCCCAATACTTAGCAGCATTTTCTAGTTCTTTAATGCGAGACTGATCCCCTCGCATGGACTCAATAGAAAGGGCGTTACCGTTTCCATCTGTAAAAGCTTTGCCGTTTGGCTTAATCCAAACATATGTTCCGTAATTAGAAAAGTTTTCTTTAACAACCTGGATCTTTGTGTTACCGACTTGACCAGGAAAGCGTGGATTTTTATCATTCATAACCACTATTATACCACATTATACGGCAATGGCAGAATATTGCGACCAACCAATGTTATTAGTAAACTTATACTGATAATTATTTAACGTAAGAACATTATCGTCACCAACTAGGAACTTTGAAGTACCAGTAAAGATTTTATAGATGATTTCTGCATCTACTTCTGTCTTTTGAGAGGCTGCAAGGAACAGAACTTCTTGCCAAGTAAAGCCAGCGTCAGGGATAACAATAACCTCATCGCCCACAAGCTCTTTTCCTGCCCAGTATCCCCAATCAAAGTCTTGACCGCCAGCATTTCTTACAGAGAACCACTGCCTGAAACCATAACGTTCTTCGTCATCAGCAACAGTTGTTTCGTAAAGAGATACGTTGTTAAACATTATTGGGCTGGTAAACCTAAGAGCCCCCACAGTTTCTGAGAAGCTTAATGGGTCTGGGAAAGAGATGCTTAAGAAAGCCCATGATCTTGGATACAGGATTCCTCTTCTAACTGGCTTTCCGTTGACAAAGAAGAATAGGTTGGCCTGAATTCGTTTTGTATCTTCGTTAACCGCATAGATCTGGCCCCTAGTTCTATCCACACTATCAGAGATTAGATAGAAAGCCGTAGTTTGTTCTGCAGACTTTAATTCAAAAATCTTTACTGGTGCCTGTGGCATTAGCTCTTCGTCATATCTTAGGCACATCTGAATATTGCTTAGCTTGTAGAATGAGGCTGCATTTTTATTGATAGCCATAGACAAACCCTTAGAGGGCGATGGTAGATATTTTCCACTCAACCTAATGCCAGAATTATCTGTTAGGTACAAGTAAGGAGTGCTTCCCTTGTAGATAGAGAACTCTGGAGCATTTTGATATTCAAAGTATGTACCCCTACGAGTATAGGGAACTATGTC